TGGGGTCACCAGTGAGTCTCCAGATGCATTCCCTGTTCTAACGACCCAAGAGATAGGAGTTGGAGACAACTCGACTGCTGTCTTTGCTGCTACACTGCACCCCAACCCTGTTGTCAAGCTACAGTCTATCATGGTTGGGCAAAGTGTAATCCCTGTTACTGTGGACAGCCTGGGTAATGTCAATGGAATAGGCCTTGCGAGTGGTGTTCTGGAGCCTGAGGTCGGTGCTCTGGAAATCAACCTCCTTGTAGCCCCAGGTGTAGGAGTCCCTATCTATGCGGTGTTTGCTGGGTCTGATGTGCAAAACACTGCCTTCATGATCTATGCGGAAAATCCTGGAGTATGGGCAAACAATCTGAGCTATCAAGTGACCCCGATGGCTTGGGACCCTGAGGGCTTCAGGATCACGGTCCAAGAGACTATCAACAATATCGCTTACACCAGGGAAATCTGGGACGTTTCCAGAATCCAGAAGAAAGACGGCTACGGCAACAACATGTACTTGGAGGGGGCAATCAATGGTCTCTCAAACTACATTAGAGTTGCAGATAACACCGACCTGGACTCTTCTGTTATGCCAGCCTTTACCTCTAATCCTGTGTTCTTCACTCAGGGGAGTGATGGTGAGACTGTTTCTTCTGGTGATATCATTCAAGGTTGGCAGCTGTATGCCAATCAGGCAGTTGTCGATATCAATATCCTAATCAATGGAGGTTATGTCTCAGACAATGACTGGTCTGTCCAGGAAGCAATGCAGGCAATTGCTGAGAAAAGACGTGACTGCTTTGCTATCTTTGACATTCCCTTCGATCGGACTGAGATCACCCCTATCACCATGGCTAAGGACTGGAGGTTAAACAACCAAAATATCAGCTCCAGCTTTACGGCTCTCTATACTCCATGGATCAAGTGCTACGACAGCTATAACGATATTCCCAATATGCCTCTGCCTCCATCTGGGTTTGTGGCTCAGGTGTTTGCAAGGACGGATTGGGTATCTTACCCCTGGTATGCTCCTGCTGGTTATAACCGAGCTATTCTAAGGTCTGAGACTGTGCCTCCGATGGATGTGACAGTCAGGTATGATCAGCAGGGAGACATCGAGGCTCTGTATGCAAACCCGGTCAATCTCAATGCGATCATCTTCTCCCCAGGCGATGGCATTGTCGTCTTTGGTCAGAAAACTCAGCAGGGTAAACCTTCTGCTCTTGATCGAATCAACGTCAGGCGTCTTATCATCACCTTTGAACGTGCAGCCAAGCAGTTCCTCAAATACAAACTGTTCGAGCTTAACAATCAATACACCAGACTAGATATTACGAATGCTCTCAATCAGTACCTGACAATGGTTCAGGCGCAGAATGGTGTCTATACCTTCAAAGTCGTCTGTGACGAGACCAACAACACGCCACAGATCATCGACATGAACCAGCTGAATGTGGATGTCTATCTCCAACCTGAGAAAGCGGCTGAATTCATTCAGCTACAGAACATTATCACAGCAACTGGTGTGAACTTCTCTGTCATTCAGAAGGGCTTTAACCTCACCGCTACCCAGTAACCCTTAAACGACTCAGAATAGGAGACAGCTATGGCTGGTCCCGTAAGTATCTACGATGTCCAAGGCCTTATTGACCCCCTCAAGGGATATCAATTCCAGATGATCATCTCTCCAATACGAGGGGTTTCCACGATCTCCTCGGGAGTCATGAGTCTGAGGTGTACAGCGACAGAACTCCCAGGCATAAACTTGGAGCAGGTCAGAGTTGACCTTGCTGGGTTTACTGTTGTGTACCCTGGCCGTGTTACTTTCTCTCATGTGTGGCGTTGTACTCTAGTTGAGGGTCAAGATGCTACGATCAGAACCTCAATCGCTTCCTGGATGAAGCTCACTTACAACTGGATCACTGGTACTGGGTCCAACAAGCCAGATATCCAGTCCACTGCCCAGATTCAGCTGTATGAGAACCCTGGAGACAAGTCGATCTGCAATTTCCTCTATGGGTTATTCCCAATTGGAAATCCAGCTATTCAAATGGCCATGGGTGATAGCAGGGCTATGATGCCTGATATCGTCTGGTCATTCGATTACACTGACATTGACCAAATAGCTCAGCAAGGAACTCAGGCGGCATAACTGAGATGTCACTTACAGTAATTCCTCCTAACACTTCCCCAAACGTTCAGGGGTCTGATACCCTTATCGTTGGAGGCCCATTAGGAGACTTAGCTCAAAACTTTACCGGTACACCAGGGACCGGTGGAGTTATGACCTTTGGTACATACCATGGAAAGCCGATCCCTGAACCCCATCGGATATATAAGTGGGATATTAATTTACCCACCATGACATCTACCCCAGGAGTAGTAGGACCATCTATTATAAATACTCCTATTGTTCAAAGCATAGACCTTGGGTTCGATGCTACTGCTCCGACACCTCACGCAATCGGAGGAAGATCACGATATATAGCTGATCTCTATAACACCAATGAAATGAGGCTTGTTTTCTACAATGATGAGGACCAGACTCCTATCTGGTACATTCGCTCCTGGCATTCTCTTATAAGAATATTCAACACCACAGGAGAAGGAGCAGGGTTAGATAACGGACTCTACCAATATCCAGTTACTTATATGAAGAATATTCAAATTTTTCTCCAAGACCAGAAGTCAAAGACGAGAATGACCATCACTCTTATCGACTGTTTCCCATCTCAAACAGGAATTATGAAGCTAGACTATAAGCCTATCGATAGAACAGAAATTATGCAAGAATTTATCGTCAATCGTATCAAGGTAGAATCTACTCCAGCCGGTAATCAACTAGCTATGCCACCCATGCCAGGTACACCTTCCCAGACAGGTGGCAAAATCTTTGGGATTCAAACGTTGCAGCCATGACTAAAACACTATCTAAGACTCAGGAGTTAAAGAATGGCACGACAGTACTTCCCGATAACCCTCCCTGGAGCCCGCCTCTATCGTCCAGACATCCAGATTAGGCAATTTGGTCCTGATGAGGTAGAGTCCTACTATAACATAAGACGTACCAACTCGATACCGTCTCTTCGAAGCCTTGTCGGTGGTACGTTAAAGAACATTACGATAGACGAACTCTACGAGCCTGACTTCCTTTTCATTATGTATTGGCATAGAGTGAATAGCTATATGAATTTCCCATTTACGATTCCCTGGATATGTCCAATGTGTGATAACAACAATACTACGAAGCTTGATCTCACCAAGATGGTGTCCACGTCCATCGCTGAAGACTACCCTCCTGACGGTGTGACACTCGATCTCCCCTGCGGCCTTCCCATCACCTTCCGTCTTCCTAAAGAGACCGACGATAGCAGAGCCACTGAGCAAGTCAGGCTCCTGCAGATCGAGAACGTTACGGAAGGTCATCTGCGCAAAGCAGAACTTCTTGCCATGATGGAATTCGAAGCAAATTACGCTCCCATGGAGAAATGGGACTTCATCAATAAAGCTTTCACTCCTGAGGATATCTTTGTCATTGATGGCTTCAAGCGTATGTTCCGGTATGGTCCTGATAACCTGATGGAGGTTAAGTGCGATAAGTGCTCCTCCGATCAGAGGGTATCCTTTCGCTTTTCAATCTTTGAATTTTTTCCCACCAGTGCCGACCTCGCAAATATACGAACTAGAATACTTCCTAATAAACCATCTAAGCTTGCAGCCAAGCGAGCTAAGGAAGCTCTCTTTCCAAAAACTACTCTGGTTGCACCGTCGCCACCAGAGGGAGTTAGACCACTTAGCCAAAGTGAAAGAGAGCCTGGAGGGTCAGGTCAATACCCTCCAGGACCAACAGATGAGGAAAGTATACTAGACCAGGGCACCTCTGGATTGGAAGACACTGTAAGACCTAATCCTATCCTGCAGGGTAATGCCAAGCTCAGACCGATCACCCCCAATCGGTTGGCCCAGCAGGTTCTCGAAGAAGCCACTCATGCCGGCAAGATTCCAGGACTCGATCTGGAACTGGAAAAACCACCTCAGGTTGCACCGTCCAGATTTGACTCCTTAGCAAAGAGATGACCGTAGGAGCCCCATGGAAGCGTTCTGGTGTGACCTGATGTCCAGGACCCGGGAGGAGAAAAATCGTGCCCTTGACCTCCCCAGGTCTGTCTAGAGGGGTCACACGCTGATGGCCTCCTACAACCAGACTCTCCTGACAGGACAGGGGATGAGCTTCGATGATAGCCAGACAGCTGGTAAGGCCTACACGGCCATTCATCACGAGATCAATCGAGCGATCATTGAGCAGACCGATAAGGACGACAAGCACTCCAAGGAGATCATTGAATCCCTCAAGGCTCTTAGAGAAGAGCTAAAGCAAGCCGCCATTGCCAATCGGGATACACGCATCAGAGACCTTCCCTCTGGAGTCCGTGGGCAGTTCACTGATGTTGGCAAGACGATCGAGCGGCTTGTCAGAGAGATGCCCAACAAGCAGGATTGGCAAAACTTCAAGAACGACCTTGGCCAAGGTTCTGGTTCTAAACTTGAAGAAAGATTTGGTAAGAACACAGTTGGTGGAACAGCTGCTCAACTTGCTGCTGGAGCAGTAGGAAGTATCTTTGGAGTAGGAGGAGAAGCTCAGTTCGTTATCCGAGCCATTCAAGAGAGCACCGAGGCTCTAAGAGAGGTAGGCACTGGGATAAAGTTTTTAACCAAGACCACAGTGGAAGGTATTAAGAAGACAGGTGATGTTCTTGGTACAATCGGTAGTTTCTTTGATCCTAGGAATCCGCAAGGTATTACTGGGAAGCTTATCTCCGGGCTTTCTAATATTCTGAGTGGGAATTCCTTTCTTACTCCTCTTCTAGAGGGGATAGCTACTATAATTCCTAAGTTTTTGCCTCCTGCATGGGCAAATATTATACCTGGAGGACTAGCAGCCTGGCAAATCTATCAGCTTATGGAGGAGGCCAGAAAGAAATATAACATCCCGGCTCCACCAGAAGGTTGGTGGCAACACCCATTTACTCCATCCGAGCCTGGGGGTGTTCCGATAGGGCCAAGGTCTAGTCTTGAAGAGGGAGCCTCCCCAGTAAAATTTACTGATGCTGGAGACATGAGGCTTCTCTCTGGCGGATTTGGTGGAACTCAATCCCAGGCACAGAAAGATGAAAGATTAATACAACTCCTTGCTATGCAAGAGCAGGAAGACATCCACAATGTAGGTAGACCTCAGCTGGCTGCCTATCATCCTTCAGATAGTTCATTAGGTGATATAGGAACTGGAATGTCAACCTCTAGTGGGGGACAATCAGTCTCTAGTGGGGGACAACAAAAACCATTCCATCCTGGTATTATCCCAAGTATTCTTGGGCTGCTGTCCTCTAGACGGAGACCCGGAGCAAAAAGGGGACTTGGCAAATTCAATCAAGGTTTTCCATTCAAAGGTTTCTTCCAGACAGGTGGGCTTATCCCTCCTGGAGGAGTAGGGGTAGTTGGAGAGGATGGGGCTGAGAGGATCGAGGCTACTCCATCTGGAGCTATGGTTATACCTATGCCAAGACCAAGATCTGGTAGTGGGGCTCCTGGTAGTCCACTAATAAGTGAAATTAATAAGAGGGCTGTCTTCCCACATGAGGGGTTTGTAAACCCTTTAACTAATCCTAATGTTGAACAGTCAGTTCGTGAGAAATATGCAAATCAGAAAGTGCCTGCTGGTATTAGATTGAATAATCCGTCTGGTATTAGTGACAGTATTAAGTGGGGCGGATATTTAGGCCCTCCTAGGCCTTCTGGAGAGGGTGGTAGATATACTCAGTTTAATACTCCAGAAGAAGGTCTTATGGCTCAGGGTGCTCTTCTTCAAGATTATATTCTTAATCGAGGTCAGAATACTATAGAGAAAGTTATATGGGGTCCAGGGGGTGCTAGTGGTACTAAAGCACAAAAAAGTATGGGGTGGGCTGCTTTAGGTCGAGAAGAATATGTAAAAAATATGAGTAAAATGTTGGGTATGGACCCAAAAGAAGAAATACAATTTAGTAAGGAATTTCAATACAGATGGACTGTAGCACAATCTCAACATGAAACAGGATCAAAACGCCCATACACTGAAGAAACTTATGCTAGAGCAGCTGGTATTGACCCTGATAAGATTTCCCAATTAGCTATCAACGCCAAAGATCAATCTAAGCCTATTTCTGGGAATATTCCTCTTCCTGGAGACGAAAGAGGTGATGCCAAACGTGCAGCCGACGAAAGACAGCATCAGGATCGCCAACAGAACAGGCGACACCCAGTCCATCGACATCAGAGAGTCGCGGGCGACTTTGATGATCCTCAAGTAGCTAGTAGTACACAGCCACCTACTGGTGCTACTGAGTTACCGGAAATAAGAGTATCTGCTACTGGCCCTGGTATTCCTCAAGGTGTTGTACCTATTGCAGGGTCTAAAGGACAGCCTGGACAATTGACTAATGTTTCTGGTTCAGATTTAGGAATAGGAGTAAGAGATGTTGGAAAAGGTAAACCGTGGCCAGTAGTATCTACGCAAAAACTATTGGAGAAGGAAGCTAGAGCAGGAGGATTTGAATCAGCAATAAATACTATGCGTCCTGGAGGTAAGTATTCAGAAGACCCCATTGATTGGGCAGGTAATGTTAAAAATGCTGATGTGTCTAATTTTCCTTTGTCAGAAAATATTGAAGATCGTAGAGGGGAGCATTTTAAAAGTCAACCAAGATGGTTAGGTGAGAAACATATGAGAGAAGAAGCTATGAAAGCTTCAGGTTTAAATATAGAGAAGATAAGAAAAGAGGGAGAAAAGCATGATCTAGAAGTCAGAGGTGGAGGTCCCAAAGCCTCAGATCATCAACAGGACATTCATAGACTCAAGAACGAAAGAGATGATGCCAAACGTGCGGCCAACGAAAGACGGCATCAAGATCGCCAACAGAACAGTCGACAGCAGAACAGGCTTAACGTCCCAGTCCATCGACCTCAGAGAGTCGTGGGCGACTTTCATCTGGCTATGTTAACTTCTGGTAATCCCAGTGGCTGACTTCACTCGACGGACATTTCTCAATGATCCTCCTCTTGGGGGTATGGAAGGTTCAAGGACTCCGACTGGTGACCAGACTGTTGGTAGGGCCTATTCTCTTGCTTGGCAAGAGATCGGTAAAGCTATTAATGAGCAGAATCAGAAGAAGAGTAAGCACTCGGAAGAAACAATCGAGTGTCTTAAGTCTCTTCGAGAAGAGTTAAAGGAAGCAGCCTTATCTCATCAAGGTGCTCGTGTTAACGAGCTTCCTCCTGAGATACAGAAGCAGTTCCTAGATATTCATAAGCTCATTGATCAGCTGATTAAGGACCTTCC